TATAAACACACCATGAGCTTTTCGTTCAGCTTCAATGAACGCTGCTGCTTTTTCACCAACACCTTTGATGGAGCACAAACCTTCTTGAATGACCGTTTCACCTTCCACTTTCCTAAGTGAATAATCTGCAGAATAGTTAACATGCGGAAGAAACACCACAGCATTATCTTTTACTGCATCAATTTTGTACTTGGCAAGTTTTGCTTCATCACCACTGTACTTCAGCTTCACATACCAGAACTCTGTAGGATAGTAGATTTTGTAGTACATTTCTTCAACTGAGATTAAGCTATATCCTGTAGCATGCCCTTTATTGAATGCGTAGTTAAAAAACTTATCAAAAATTTCGAATGCCTGTTCTTTGGTCATACCATGTTTCTTTGCACCGGCTTCAAACTTCTTTACAAAGTTATCGTAGTTCTCTTCGAAGTTTCTGATTGCCTTTTCAGTACCACCACGTTGCATCTTCAAAATCTTATCAGCTTCAGGCCATTCCAATCCACCAATGTTAACTGCAATAGCTTGTACCTGTTCCTGATACACCACACAACCATAAGTTTTCTCAAGATACTTTGAATACGGTAAACTCGTATCGATATGAGTTTGGTCAACCTTATTGGCTGCATATACTTCAGGCATCTTTAAGCTTAATGGTCCAGGTCTGTTCATAGCTGATGCAGCAATCACATCTTCAAAGCAATCACACTGCATTACTCTCAACATTTCCTGAACTGATTTCTTTTCAAACTGGAATACACCATCACAATTGCCTTCACCAAAAGCTTTCATGATTTGTGGGTCATTTACCCAATCTGAGCTCACCGATACTTGACATTGTCGTCAAACCAAGAATATCAAACTTAATAACCTTGATTTTTTCCATGTCGTTCAAGTCATAGTTCGTAAAATGCTTACCAGTCTTTGAATCGATACGAACAGCTGTATAATCCAGAATGTTGCCACCGGTAATAGCAACACCAGCAGCATGTGTTCCAATATATCTGATTTTATTGTACAACTTACAGAAGTGCTTGATGATGTTATCGTACTGAGCATTCCACATTTTAGCTTCTGCAGAATTAGCAACAGCTTCAAGGTCAAGCAAACCTTCAGTGATATGTCCATTGATGAAAGTTTTGATTTGCTTGATTTCGTCTTTATTTCCTTCAAGACCACAAACCTTTGCAAGGTCATTTATAAGGTTGTCCACACGATACAAACCATAAGAACAAATCTGAGCTGCATTGTTTGGGTACTTTTTAAGCAAATAATCAATAACCTCATGTCGTCTTGATGTCTCAAAATCCAAATCTATATCCATTTACACCCTCTGTTTCCAGATATTTATCAGGGATTAGACTATATCTTCGTATATTAGTACGGCTCACTCTTCCACCTTGCGCTTATCTCAAGATGTACTTCCCAATTTAGGGAATAGTCGTTACACTTATTGTAATTGAAACGATTGTCATTTTCTTCTATAGGTTTTTCTCCAGAAGTAGCCCTTATACTTCGTGCCATTCTTGCAAGCATCATACAATTGCGAATGACCCTTTAAACCAAGATATTCCATCGCCATTTTTACAGAACAGAATTCTTTGATTACGCGACCTTGGTCATCACACATTTGAACGCGCCTGCCATTAACAGCATCCTCACACCTTTTACCATACATCGGATTATGAATTCCAGAAGTTACTTCACTTAGTCTTTTCTTTGTAGCTTCAACATGCTCATTACCGGGTTTCATATTATACAAAGCATATTTTCTGCCAGCTCTTTTGGTCCAATATGCTTCGACTATATACCTATGCCTATAAGCACATTCATCAATTACTCTAAACTCAAAAGCCTCTTTTCCAAACCACTCAAAATCTTCTGCGATCTCTTGCGTTACCGGCTTTTCAAAGTGTTCTTGCTTTCTTCTCTCCGGGTTCATAGTCTGCCCAACATATGCTATCCTATCGACCTTATTCAATAGCACATAAATATAAACTTTTCTACAATCTTTCTCATTCCAATTCATGATAACACCTCCAATTCGGTGTTTCAATTACAATGTAGCACGGTATTACCAGCTATCCATTTCTGGACCTTAGGTTCTCTTAGTCAGCTGCTTCGTCTTTTTATAACTCGTATATCTCGTTGTAACGCTTGATACGAAGTCTTATTCAGCTGATACCGTTAGCGTAGCTTTAAGCTGTTAGCACAGTTCACAGAGCATGCCCAATATGGTTTAGGCATCTTTTTCTTATCTATTCGTAAGAATCGACTGAAGTCAAGGTCAAACAGAATCGGGTCAACATCAGTGATATGCAACGCATAGTTAACCAAACAGTTGCAACCTGAACCACGACCGGGGCCTACCTGGATTCCTTGGTCTTTTGCCCAGTTGGTATAATCAGCCACCATAAGGAAGTAATCTTCAAAACCATGATACTTAATAACCTTAAGTTCTTCCTTAATTCGGTCTGCATACTTCTTATTCCATTTACCTCGTTTCTTAAGCCCGTCCTTGATTTTCTCTTTCAGCAAATCGAATGAATCTCTTTCAGGGTCAAACTGAGGAAGTTTAAGTTCAAGTTCGTCAAGAATATTACCATCAACTTTATCCTCGATTTCCTGTAGATTCCTAACCATTTCCTTTGCCAGGGCTTTTGCTTTGGCATCACCAAAGTCACCTTTATGCATTTTATAGAATCGCTGCATGATTTCTTTTTCAGTAGGCATGTAACGTTCTTTATAGGTTGCCTCAATGTCATCAAAGTTATGTTTAGCAATCTCATGCATTTTCATATATGTGTCAAAATCCTCTTTGGCACCTCTATGAGAATCTGAAGTCAAGATGCACTTGATACCTAACTTTTTAGCTAACTTAATTGACTCAACATTCACTTTTTCCTGAAGTCCAGCTTCAGTGATTGAGTATGGCTGAATCTCAATATAGAAGTCATCACCAAAAATATCAACCATCTTTTTAAGATACTTTTCAGCTTGGACAAGTTTACCTGACTTAATACACTGTGCCAAGTAACCTGCAACACAAGCACTCGTACAAATCAATCCTTCATGATACTTTTCAAGTAACTCAAATGTCCAAATGGGATTGTAGTATTTGATTTTTTCGCCTTCATACTGAAGCGTGTTCAAGTTAGTGTAACCTTGACGGTCTTTAACAAATAGGCATAAATGATAACCTCGTGTCTGAGGTTTATACTTCGGCAAGAAATATCCTTCGCATCCCATGATAGGCTTGATGCCTTCCTCTTTGCATGCGTAGAAATGTCTTACCAATCCATTTGTATTACCATGGTCAGATACACCAAGCGAAGTATAACCTAACTTCTTTGCAAGAACGGCTAATTCTTCTGGTTTTCCAAAACCGTCAAAAGTGCTGCATTCCGAGTGTCTATGCAAATCAACCACGCTCAGCACCTCTCTTCTTTGTATGCATAACAAGCAGTCCTGGCTTATAACGATTTTCTTTTTCATCTTCTGTCATTTCATTCCACACTCTTACATTATCTTTACTTCGTTTTTCTCTCAAGCCATCAACTACATCATAAGAACGTTTAACGCCTTCAGAAACATTTTTCTTCGCTTGTTCGTTTGTCCATTTCCTGCCTTTTGTTTTTGCATGCAATCTTTTCATTACTTGGTTTTTATTTCTTAAATCAACACCAATAAATTTCATATATCTTCTTACAGAAGCAGCAGAAATACCAAGTAAATTTCCTATTTGTTCGCAGCTCAAATCTTCCTTATAATATTTAATTATAAAAAAGTCTTTTAATGATTGTGGTTTAACCAAATTTTCAAGTTTTCTCACATTGTCTTCAAATGAATTATGTTTACTTACATCTACCATTTGCAATTCTCCTTTTCTTACATATCATTAATACCT